CCGTAGTAGCAAACACACCCTCTATTTGCTCAAAATACCGTCTCACATAAGCCGGTCTTTCACGCTCAGGAATTTTCTTGATAAAAGCAGCATGCTTGAATACTGCATCAGAAATGAGTTGAAAGATGGGTCCGACCAACGTTTTAAATTCGTCCGACCTGGAATTAATTACACGAGCATGTTTCGGCTCAGTGTAAAATTCATCCTTGACGAACGAATCAACAACGGAATACCTCGGGTCATGAGGATTCACTATCTCGCGAAACTTTTCCAGCAATTCCAATTTACGCACTTCGGTGTAATCAGTTTTACTAAGCCAAGTTTCTACGCTACAGTCAACCTCCGATTCAAGAGGTATGAAGTTCCGACGAATAAACCGCGTCACGAAACGTTTAAAACGACGTAAACGGGGCCTATTCAAATTAGGAAGACGCCTGCAAAAGCGCTTCCGCACACCAGCCTCAAAAGTTTCAGGATCCCACAAATCTGGTTTGAAGAGACAAGCCTTAGCAGTTGGGCCAAGACTCACCGCCACAATAGGCCGGATCGTGGGATCCGGACGATCGCGTCTAATTATTACGGTATTTTCACCCAATGGCTCGAATGGGAGCTTATACTCGTAATAACGATAGCCGCGTAAGACCGTCCTTATCAGCTTTGGAGGCTGTCGTGAAAAGGAATTCCCATTCGCTTTTCACGTTTTTCCATTGCCAACGCATAAGCCACGAAAACAGTGTCCTGGACAATATCTTTGTCGAGGACACCATAACGTTCATAATTTGTTGTGCAATAAGTTGCAGCAGCGAGCTCTAAACGTTCATAGACTCGCTGTGGACTTGTGGAAACGGAGGTAGATTTAAGCCTACTAATCTGAACCAACATCTCAAGGCTTATGACCATGTCAACAACCCTTAGTTTCGGTTCGAAAAGCGGACCTAAATCCACCAACCACTGCATAATTCCAGGACCTACATACCTGTCGCCGACGAAGTAGCTTGAAGGATTATTTGTTTCGAAATGCACATCCATGAGCATTGGTGCTCGATGGATAATATCAGCATAACGCAAGCTATCTGGCCGGCGATAACGGGGTAAGGCCATAGGCCTTATGTTAGTTAAATCACAAACATACTTATAATAGTAACGTTCGTCACCTAATGTAGCCGACTGCCCCTTCCTCCCCGTCTGGCTTCGCCTCCAGTTTGCACTGGCTGCTTCACCCTCCGGCTTCACCGGCCGTGAACCCTTCGGCTTGCGCCTCGTGG